GTTTCTCTTTTGACAATCGGTGGAGCATTCCTTGCCGTGACTCGATGGCTTGTCAAGCATTACCTGAATGAATTGAAACCAAATGGCGGTTCAAGCATGAAGGATTCAGTTGCACGATTGGAGCGACAGGTTGAAGAGATTTATCGCATCCTTCTTTCTCGCTCTAACTCTTAGCAGTTGCAGTTATCAAGGTTGGGTTCGCTACCCTTGCCAGGAGTTTGAAAATTGGGAAAAACCTGAATGCAACAAACCGCAATGCGACATCACAGGAACCTGCACCTCTGACCTACTTCCGGAGATATTTGATGAAACGCCGTGAGCGATATACAGCCGAAGAATTACACGCTCGACTTGTTGTCAGCATAGGAATCATCCTTGCAATTGTCTTTGCAGGATCGGTATTTGCGCTCCTTTGGGCGTTGGTATTTGTCACCCAACCGATGAAGCAAGCACCCAATGATGCAGCCTTCATTGACCTAGTTGCAACATTGACGGTCTTTCTCACAGGAACTTTGGCAGGGATAGTCTCTGCAAATGGACTCAAATCAAAACCAAAACAAGGGGAGAATAATGTCAGCTCAACTCAATAAGTTTCTTGATGTGGCACGAGGCGAAGAAGGCTTCATTGAAGGCCCTGCCGAGAATCAAACTCACTATCAAAAGGCAAACCAAGCATGGTGTGGTGCCTTCGTCAATTGGGTGGCAAAACAGGCAAAAGTGACATCAATTCCCAACTGCACATTCACCCCGTCAGGGGCAGAGGCCTTCCAAGCAAAGGGCAAGTGGGAAGATGCCGAGGTTGCCACGCCCCTGCCAGGTGACATCGCCTTCTTTGATTTCCCAGGAGATAATGTCAACCGAATCTCTCATGTTGGCATCGTCTTGCAGGTTCGAGATGATGGAACTGTCGTGACAATTGAAGGCAACACGGCACCTGATAAAAAGGGTGATCAGCGCAATGGCGGTCAAGTTTGCCGTAAGGTTCGCGCCTATAAGAAGAACAATCGTGGGAAACTAAAGACATCCTTGCCCGTGTTCATTGTTGGATTCGGCAAGCCTACCTTTAAGGAGTAATGATGCTTGACAAAGTAAAACTTGAAGCAATTGTAAAGACATATTTGCGTGCAGCAGCAGCAGCCGTTGCAGCTCTATATCTTGCAGACCCAAATCAACCTTTGAAGAATTACCTTGCAGCAGGATTGGCAGCAGTTGCCGGGCCTGTCTTGAAGGCACTTGATTCCAAGTCAACAGATTTTGGCAGAGGAAGCAAGTAAAAATGAACCGGGGGGAAATTTTAGATGAGGCAAAACGCCTCACGCATACTGATCGTCAAAAAAACTATGGATCACCGTATGTAAATCACAAACGCATTGCCGACCTGTGGAGCGTGTATCTTGAAACTGAGATAACACCTTCACAGGTCGCTTTGTGTTTATGTCTTGTGAAAATAGCTCGCTTGATTGAGACACCTGACCACGAAGATTCATTCATAGACTTGGCAGCATATGCCGCGATTGCAGGGGAGATTGAAACACAATGGAAATGATCACGCTTGTTCCAACTCGTGGACGACCACAAAATGCCGTTGAACTTTTAGCCTGTCACGATGACCTGTCATCTGCCTCACGATTGCTCTTTATTGTGGACTATGACGACCCAAAGGCAGATGAATATGTCTTTGAAGTAGGCGATGACTATGTGATCACCTGCAACAATGATTCACGCGGTATGGCAAAGCCACTCAATTATGCGGCACGCAAGTATCAAGATAAATACAAGTATTTCACCTTCGTTGGCGATGACCACCGCCCACGCACCGCCGATTGGGATGCAAAACTCATTGCGGCGTTGCAACAGGCACCGTCACTTGCCTACGGCAATGATCTGCTTCAAGGCAAGCGCCTTCCAACGATGGTCTCAATGACATCAGACATTGTTGGCGCACTTGATGGCATGGTGCCACCGAACTTGAAGCATCTTTACCTGGACAACTTTTGGAAGAAATTGGGCGAGGATTTAGGCTCTTTGACTTATCTTGAAGATGTCATCATTGAGCATATGCACCCCGTTGCAGGAAAAGCTGAATGGGATGAGGGCTATCGTGAGGTCAATGCAGAAGAAGTTTATTCTGCCGATTTTCTTGCTTACAATAATTACATCAAATCTGAAGGCTATGAGGTCTTGCTGAAGAAACTGCGCCGATGAAACAGGCAATATCCTTTTCTTTGTATGGGTCAGACCTTCGATACTGTGTCGGGGCAATCAAAAACGCCATCATTGCTCAAGAGATTTTGGATGAGGAATATGACCTCATCTTCTTCGTGGGTCAATCGGTGCCTTCCTGGGTAATCTCAACCCTTCGCCTGTTTCCCAATGTTCGGATTATTCAAACAGATGCACCTGAAGATCACACCGCCAAGTTGTGGCGTTTTCTTGCTTGTGAACTAGATTATGACTTTGTTGCCTTCCGTGATGCCGATGCTCGACTATCCTTGCGCGAACTTAACGCCCACGAGGAATTCATTGAGTCAGGGCTAGATGCCCACATCATGAAGGATCACCCTATTGGTCACAATTACCCCATCAATGCAGGTATGTTCACAGTTCGATCTGCCTTGTTCAAAGACATCCGCACCTTGATTGAATCGGCAGAGATTTCAGACTATTACACCCAAGACCAAGACTTCCTGAGAAATCTGATTTATCCACGGATTCAATTCTCATGCTTTATTCATGACGAGTTCTACGATACTCAACCTGAAGGCAAATCACTTCGCAAGCCATATCTGCTTGAACCTGTCAATCAGGTAAGTCATATTGGCGCAGCTTTAGATGAGAATGATAGGTTTATCTTCACCGTTGATCAACAGAAATCTGTGACTTTATCGGGTGATGATAAATACTTGTATGAGTGGGGGCAATAATGAAAATTCTTATCACAGGCGATGCCGGCTTTGTTGGGCGTGCATTCCATCGTGCGCTTGCAAAACAACGCCACGACATCACAGGCATTGACCTAGTAAATGGCAAAGAGGTTCGACATTTCTTCGCCACAGATGACACACAGTTTGACATTGTGATTCATCTCGCGGCGATTGTCGGTGGGCGAATGACTATTGAGGGGAACCCTCTGTCAGTTGCCTCTGACCTTGCCATAGATGCAGACATGTTCCAATGGGCGCTGAGAACTCGCCCGAAGCATATTGTGTATTTCTCATCAAGTGCGGCTTATCCAATCTTCTTGCAAAGACTGCAATATCAGCAAAAACTGCGCGAAATTGACATCAATCTTGAACATATTCGAACACCTGACTTCACCTATGGTTGGGCAAAGTTGTCAGGTGAAATGCTTGCCTCATATGCGAGAGCTGAAGGTCTGAAGGTAACTGTATTGCGACCATTTAGCGGATACGGCGCAGATCAAGCACTTGATTACCCATTCCCATCCTTTATTGCACGCGCCAAGCGCAAGGCAGACCCATTTGAAGTGTGGGGCAGAGGAACCCAGGTACGCGATTTCGTTCACATTGACGATGTTGTTGGCGCAACTTTTGCAGCCGTAATCAATGATGTGGGTGTCATGAATATCTGCACAGGTCGCCCAACCTCATTCATTGAGTTGGCAGAAATGGTCATGTTGCAAGCAGGTTATCTTGCCCCTATCAAAAACAATCTTGATGCGCCCATAGGCGTTGAATACCGTGTTGGAAGTACGACTCAAATGTTCCAAGTATATGAACCAAAAATTTCTCTTGAAGAAGGCATTGCTCTCGCGCTTGCCGAATAAGAAATCCCCTTCACCATTGGTCGGTCATGGTGAAGGGGATTTCTTTGTCATTTTCAGAGAATATCGGATGGTTATTTGATTCCTTTCAGTTCCTTCTTGATGTGATGATTGATTGCAAGTGCGATGAAGATTTTTGGAATTTCAGGTTCAGCTTTTTGTTTCTTTGGTAACAAGACAAGCGGTATCAGTACCCAAAAACCAAAGAAGAAGGCGCAGATTGACCAAAAGATGTGCTTCCTGCCAAAAACCATTGCAACGAGTGCAACAATCGGAAC